TTAATAAAAAAACAGTCCATGCTCCACACACAGACTGTTTTATGGTACAATAAAAACAGATTAGGCGGGAAGTCCCGGTTTTCCGGGGTTTCCCGCCTTTCTTGTTACTATCGTGTTAATAGTTCAGTGTTCATCGGCCTATAATGTTCACCGCTTTGAACGGCCCCTATTGACATTTCAGCGGCTTTGAATTATACTGAACATAGAACGAGGGTGCCACCGGCAAACGGTTGGTTCCCCTACTGGATTACAGAAGTAACCGCAAGGTTGGGAGCCGGGCGGTTACTTCTTTTTATTGGCCTGCATGAACAGGGCAATAATGCCAACGATTAAAATACCTGTCTGAATCAGATCAGAATATGTAACCATTTGACAGCCCCCCTTTCTATAAAGATCAGGGGGCAAGAAGCGCCCCTGATCTGGTCAGGGGAACTAACCACTTGCCGTTTATCGGTAGCACCATCAAAAGAATACCATAGGATTTGACAAAATTCAAGGGCTTACTGAATTAGTTCAACGGTGCTTTTCAGTTCATCCAAAGTCTTGTGATTATAGACCCGGTTTCCTGTGTCCTTGGACACATGGCCCATGAGAAGATCAATACACTTCCGGTTTGCCCCGGCGCTGTCCAGTTGGGTTTCAAAGGTGTGGCGGCATTCGTGCGGGGTGTGGTTCATCTTCAGAGCCTTCATAATGTCCGCCCAAAATACCCGGTATTGGGTTTGGGAACAGACCCTTCCATTGTAGCTAATTAGGCGGGGGCCACCTTCCGCAAGGCGGGATTCCACCAAGGGCCTGATTTTGGAATGGATAGGAACCACCCGATCCTTCCCCGCCTTGGTTTTGGTTCCGCCCTTCATCGTCCCGGCCTGAAGGTTTATATCTTCCGGCTTCAAGTTCAGAAGTTCGCTGATCCGCCACCCGGAATAAAGCAGGATCAGAACCGTGTCAACCCAAGGTTCTTTCTGATGTTCCCAAACCTTCTTGATTTCTTCCTTGCTGAAGGGAAGGCGGGTGGTTGGTGGGATAGGATCAGAAGTCAGCAAGTCAGAATAGCAACGGGTGATAATGTCCATTTCAAGGGCAAACCTGTCAAGATGGCCCCAAAGGTTCTTAATTGCCGCCTGTGTACTGTACCCCTTCCCGCAACCGTCAATGGTTTCTTGCATTTGGTATGACCGGATTTGTTTATAGGGCTTTTCCCATAACGCTGAACAATGCTTGAACGCTGAACACAAAGATGAACGGTTGGATTCTCCCAGCTTCGGAGCCTTCTTTTCTTTCCAAAGTTCAAACAGTTCCTTCATGGTGATCTTGGCCCGGTCAACATCCCAAGGATCACGGTTATATTCAGCCAATAGCAAATTCCCGGCTTCACGGGTTTCTGTGTAACCCACAATATCATAGATGGGATGGCCCTTGTTATTCCAGCCAATCACTTTTTTCACAATGAATGGGCGGCGGCGATTGCCTGACAGCTTCGCCACAGTCCCATACCCATTGGGATTCCGCATTATATCACCTGTCCTTTCAGGAAAATGGGTATGGCAAAGCCAAACCCGATGTGATATAATGTCCAATGGGGATTGAAACATTAACTTCAAACGGGTTTTGTTTCGCCTGACCGCTTCCGGTGTGCCACCACCGGGGGCGGTCTTTTTTTTTGCCTTCTGTTACGATCTGTTCTATCAAAAACCTTTATCCTATCTGGTATTTATCTAATAGAACAGATAGAACAGATGTTATATTACTTAAACTTAAAAAGTAAAAAAAATATAAGAAAGTAACATTAAAAGAGAATGGGAAAAAGATGTGTTCTATCTGTTCTAATTTAGGACTTCGGATAAAGTGTTTGATTTGCCCATCGTATTTGTGAAACTTCCCCAGCGCCATTTAGATAAAGTACAGGATTATTCCCATCTTCTGTTCTAATCCTATATCCAATATCATCCGTGTTATAAAGTCCATCAAGCATAGTGTCACGGGAAATAATTTCAATACTGCCAACACCACATTCCTGAAGGATACCCCAAATGGTTTCGGCCTGTGCTTCAGTAACTTCACAGGAATTCATAATAGCTTCGATGTTTGGATCAGTTTTTTGATATTGTTCAGGGTTTTGAACTACCCTTGAAATACCAAAAGCTAAAGCCCCTATAAAAATAATTGCCACAACTAAACCAATTTTCTTTTTCATATTTATCTCCTTTATCTAACATCACTTTGGAAAGCAACTGCCTTCCCCAGAATAATTATATGATCCAGTTGTTCCCCGGTATAGACCAGATCTTCATAATCAGGATTTTCAGCCTTCAAGATTAGTAAGTTTTTTTCTGGATAGTAGTTGACCCGCTTCAGAGTTGCTTCATCATCAATGACCACGGCGGCAATTTCACCATTGTCAACCATGCTTTGTTTTCGGATAAATACAATATCACCATCATAAATTCTGGCCCGGATCATGCTATCACCTTTTGCCCGTAAGCAAAAATCAGCTTCAATTTCCGCCCCGGCTTCTACATACAATTCTTTTTCTTCATTGGCGGTGATGGGTTTCCCACAAGCGATTGTTCCAATCAAAGGGTATCTTTTTCTTTCAATCGGGAACAAATTTTCAAACTTTACTTGGGATCGTAGAATATCAAGATCAATGGAATTATCAATATCTTCTAACCATGCCGATTTACTTCTATGATCCGATTTACCAAGTAAATAATCCATATCAACATTGAAGTAATCAGCAATGGCTTCAAGGGTTTCTATACCGGGTTCTCTTTCTCCACGCTCATACATATTGACGCTACTTTTAGAAGTTCCGAGTTGCTTTGCAAAATCCTGTTGAGATAAACCGGATTCCCGGCGTAAAAGTTTCAAACGCTCATTGAACTTTGCCATTAGTAACACCCCTTTCATTTATATTATACACAATTTGTGCACAAGGTCAATCCAGCATAGTGCACAAATTGTGCCTTTTTATTTTATGCACTTTTAGTGTTCGATTCAACTTGACATTTGAGCACATTGGGTGTACTATAATAGCAGACGAGCACAAAAGGTGCACGAAAACAAGAAAGGGAGTGAGAACATGATCCAGAAGGAAACCACGGGAATGATTCTTCGCAAACTGCGTGGGGATCGAACCCAAGAAGAAATTGCCGCCATTCTTGGTATTACGAAATCTTCTTGGGCCATGTATGAACGGGATGAAAGAGTTCCCCGTGATGAAGTCAAAATTCGGATTGCCAACTTTTTTGGTAAGACGGTGCAGGAGCTTTTTTATACCCCGATTGAGCACTATAAGTGCTCATAAGAAAGGAAGAACATCAATGAATGAAGTAAGCCTGAAGCCGGTCATTGAAGAACTTGAAAACTTATTTTCAAAGTTCAACGCCCGGTTCTTTGCTGACAAGCTGGAAAAGCCTGTGATCACCGTTTCCCCGGATCATACCCGTGGGGCCTATGGCTGGTGTACCGGCTGGAAGGCTTGGAAGGCTGGTGAGGATGAAGGCCACTATGAAATCAATCTGTGCGCTGAATACCTGAACCGGCCCTTTGAAGAAACCTGTGGAACCCTTATCCATGAAATGGTTCATCTTCAGAACCTTCAGGACGGTGTTCAGGACACTTCCCGATCTGGCACTTACCACAACAAGAAGTTCAAGGAAACCGCTGAAGCCCACGGTCTGACCGTGGAGAAAGGCGAGAAGTACGGCTGGCACAAAACAACCCTTTCCCCGGAAGCCCTTGAATTTGTTCAGAGCCTTGGAAAACAGGGATTTACCCTTGTTCGCCCCCGGCCTTTAAGCCTGAAGGGTTCCAGCAAGGGGGGGGGATCAAGTTCCCGGAAGTATGTTTGCCCCTGTTGCGGGGCTATTATCAGAGCCACAAAAGAAGTCCGTGTTATCTGTGCGGATTGTGACTGTGAATTTCAGGAGGAATGCTAAATGAATGTGAAGTTGACCAAGCGGGTTGCTTGGGAACTGATCAGCCGAATTCACCCCCGGCTGAATATCCAGAAGGAGATCACCCCGCCTGATGTGGCAATCTTCAAGGCTTCCACCGGCCCTGAAGGGCTGGAAATCCGGTGTGAAAATGACTGGTTCAACCACAATGGCCGGATCAAACTGACCATTGGCAATGTGGATGGCGGAACCCCCATCATCCGCTATTACCATCCCGACACCCTGAACCGGGATTATGTGGCGGAACAGGCCGAAAAGGAAGCTGAAGCCAAGCAAGCCCGTAAAGAATGGGTTTGGGCTATGGGTAAGGAAATGGCCCACAAGCTGGTGGATCAGTATTGGGGAGGTTAAACGGATGTATGTACCTAATACCCCCCCCCAACCTGAATATTGGGTTCTGTCCCTTTCAGGTGGTAAGGATTCCACCGCCCTTGGCCTTGAATGGCTGAAGCGCCACCAGCAAGACCCGGTTACATATCCGTTGCATGAAGTCATTTACTGTGACACTGGAATGGAGTTCCCGGCAATGGTTGAGCATATCAACCGCCTTGAACAGATTTTCACCGGAGCCGGGATCAAGTTCACACGGCTGAAATCTGAAAAATCTTTTGAATATTTGATGTTTGAGTATCAGCCCAAGAAAAAGAACCCTGAACTTCAGCATTTGAAGGGAAAAAGTTGGCCCACTTCAAAAGTTCGTTGGTGTACTGGCGAACTAAAACAAAAGATTGTTTCCCGTTATTTTAAGCAACTTCGGAAGCAAAAGACTGTGATTCAGCTTGTGGCCCTTGCCGCTGATGAAGAATACCGGCTTGAACGGAAAAACAACCAAGACCCTAACCACCGCCACCCTTTAATTGATTGGGGCTGGACTGAAGCAGATTGCCTGAAGTATTGCTATGAAGCCGGGTTTGATTGGGGTGGGCTATATGAATTGTTTCGCCGCCCGTCTTGCTGGTGCTGTCCACTTCAGCCATTGGATGAACTTCGGAAGTTACGAAAACACTTCCCTGATTTGTGGGCAAAGCTGTTGGATATGGAACACCGCACTTGGAATACCTTCAAAGAATTCTATACGGTTGACCAACTGGAAATCCGCTTTGCCTTTGAAGAAGAACGGTTGGCCGCTGGCCTTCCAATCAACCGAACCCGTGAATTTATGTCAGCACTTCGGAAACGGCTTGAAGAAGCTGGATTCCCACAAAATAAATAGGAGGTTATAAGTGTGAACACCTTTGCAAAGCGTTTGAAGTACGCAATGGAACAGGCTGATTTGAAGCAATCGGCCCTTTCCGAACAGGCCGGGATTTCCAAGGCCGCAATCAGTCAGTATCTTTCCGGGAAGAACACCCCCAACCAAGAGCGGATCAAGGCGCTGGCCGATGTTACCGGCGTGACCTTTGATTTCCTGATGGGATACGGAGCCGCCCCGGTTACTGATGCCCCGCCCCCGGTGAAGAAAATCAGCGTGAAGGAAGCGGCCCGGTGTATGGGCAAATCTGATCAGTTTGTCAGGATCGGCCTTCAGCGTGGCCTTCTGCCTTTCGGTAACGCTGTTCCCGGCACCGGGAACAACTGGAACTATTACATTAACCCCACCAAATTCAGGGAGTATGTGGGCGCTGAAGCGTTTAACAGCTTCTTTGGCCTGACTGCCTGACAGATTGGGGGGGGGGAATAAGTGAAACCAGCGAAAAACGAGGTGGGCGGCGGTGTGCGGTTGCCTAAATCGTTCTATGAACGCCCCCTTACCCCGAAAGAAGCCCAATTTGCCACAGATAACATCAATATTGTTTGGTGGTATTTAGACCAACAGGGCCTTGAACGGGCTGAATGGTTTGATGTGGTGATTTTCCGGTATCTGATCAGTGTAAAGCGGTGGTTTGCCCTTCCTGATCTTCAGAAAGTGAAGTTTGTCACTGTGGCCTGTAATGCTATGCGGTCAGCCATTGGGAATGCACGGCGCAAGAGCGCCAAAGAACCCCAAACTGTTAGCCTGTATGAGCCTATCCCCGGAACTGAAGATCTGTTGTATATCGACACGATAGCGGCCCCGGAAATTTTGTAAGAAGGTGAAGTAATGGAAATTAAATATAATGTTCAGGCCCCGCCCAAGAAAGCCTTCAACGGTGGAGCCAAGAGCGAGGAAGTCAAAGCCATTGAAGATTTCCTGACCAGCGGGAACGCAAAGAATATGTGCTTTGAGTATGGCACCGAGAAAGAAGCTAAAACCAAACTTTCCACGGTTTCTTCCCATAAGCGCAAGTGGAATGAGAAGAACCCCAAGAAGTATGACGCTTACCGGGTGGGCAACTGCATTTACATTGTCCGCCTGACTGGAAAGAAAGGATGATAAAGATGTTGCAAATCGGAATGACCGTGAAGGTGCTTCCTGATGCGGAGTACGGCGGCAAATATACCGGGTGTGTTGGTGTAGTGAAGAACTACTATTCCAGCAAGAAAAAGGCCGGTGTGGAGTTGGAAAAGGTTCAGAATGACGCAAGTTCCAAGGGCCTGTTTTGGTTTTCGGAAGATAAGCTGGCACCGGCCAATGATTTCTTGGGAAGCGTTTCAAAAATAATGAATGCTATGAATTGTCGGTGCAGTTTCCCCCTTCACCATACCGGCGTTCCCCCTGTGAAGAAGGTGATCTTCAGTGGCCCCAAAACTATTGTGCTGTGGGCAGATGGCACCAAAACCATTGTTTCCTGTGGCGCTGGTGATACATACGACTACTACGCCGGGTTCTGTGCCGCTGTGGTGAAGAAGCTGTTTGGTTCTACCACCCACGCCAAGAAGGTTTTGGGTGAAGTGGTTCAGGTGAAATGATCACGCTATTTCAACACCAGCAACAGGCCCTTGACCTGACGGAAGGCCACAACCGATGCGCCTATTACCTTGATATGGGACTTGGGAAAACTTTTGTCGGTTCAGAAAAAGCCCTGACCCTAAATAGCCGGGTAAACCTGTTGATCTGCCAATGTTCCAAGGTTTCTGATTGGATAGATCACATGGTTGAGAACTACGCCATGAACCATTGTTGGATGATTTATGACCTGACCAATAAGAAGGAATTTGATTGGTTTATGGCGGCGGTTGCTGAAACCGACAACCCAACCCGGATTTGCGGCGTGATCAACTATGAACTGACCTTCAGGCGTAAGATTTTGAAAACCCTTTCCGGGTTTACGCTGATGCTTGATGAAAGTTCCTTGATCCAGAATGAGAACGCCAAGCGGTCAAAGTTCATTCTTGGGCTGAACCCTGATAATGTGATCCTTCTGTCTGGTACGCCCACGGGCGGCAAGTATGAAAAGCTGTGGAGCCAATGCCGCCTTTTGGGATGGAACATATCAAAGGAACTGTTTTGGAAGCAGTACATTGAAACGGAATGGGTTGAAGAAGATGGATTCTGGCGGCAGAAAATCACCGGTTACAAAAATGTTGACCGGCTGAAGAAGAAGCTGGCTGAACATGGGGCGGTATTTATGACCACCGATGATGCCGGAATTGACCTTCCTAAACGGAACTTTGTTCCCGTTAGAACGCCCCCAGCAAAGGAATATTGGAAGTTCTGGCGGGAACGGGCGATCAGCATAAACACCGCCACCCTTCAGGAATTTGAACTTGATTCAGATTTTTGGGGTTCCAATGAAAGCTATGAGCGGGAATTGATTGGTGATACCAGCTTGACCCGCCGCCTGTATGCCCGTCAGCTTTGCGGCCTATATAACCCGAACCGGTATAAGGCATTTCGGGAACTGGTGGAGAGTACGGAAGATCGCTTGATTGTGTTCTATAACTTCACTGAAGAAATGGAGCGCATGAAGGGAATTGTAAAGGGCATGAACCGCCCTGTGTCCATCCAGTCTGGTGAAGTCAAGGATTTGGGCGCTTACAATTTCAAATCCAATTCTGTGACCTTCATTCAGTATCAGGCCGGGGCAAGAGGGGGCAACTTCCAAAAGGCCAACAAGATTATTTATTTCAGCCTTCCCGAAAGTTGGGAACTGTGGGAGCAGAGCCAAAAGCGGATTCACCGCATGGGACAAGAACGGCCATGCTTCTATTACTGGATGATTTGCCCCGGCACCGTGGAAGAAAGCATTTTTTCCACCTTGCAAATGAGAAAGGACTATAACGATGAACTGTTCAGAAAATACGAGGACGGCCACCCAAAGGGCTAAACAAAATCTGTGGTTTCGGCGTATGTTTTCCGTTGCCTTGCTGATAGGGGTACTGATTGGGTTCCTGTTTGCCAAAGTACCAATCTGGTTTTCTACCCCGGAGCCTACCACCACGGCGGTTTTGTACGGGGCCTATACCGGCCAAGCTGTCAAAGTTCAGAGTGATGGAACCATTGTTCAGGCCGGTGACTTCACCCCTTTGAATGTCCCTATGGATGAAAGCCTTCAGGAATATGTTTATTGGATGGCGGATGCCTATGAAGTTGATTTCACTTTCCTGATGGCCCTGATCCGCAACGAAAGCAACTTCCAAGCGGATGTTATCAGCACCACCAATGATTATGGCCTGATGCAGATTAACCAGAAAAACCATGAATGGTTGTCCAATGCCGTTGGTGTAACGGATTTCCTTGACCCTTACCAGAATATTCAAGCCGGTATTTATATCCTTGGCACCCTGTTTGAAAAGTACGATGATCCACACAAGGTTCTGATGGCTTACAACATGGGGGAAAGCGGCGCTTCCAAGCTGTGGGATCAAGGGATTTACCAAAGCAAATATTCCCAGCGGGTGATTGGCTACCAAGAAACCTACATAAAGGAGTTGAACGGAAATGATCAAATGTGAAAACGCTTGTCCCCGTGGAAAGTTTGATGGGTGCTGCCATAAATGCCCGGATTTCCACACCTGCCCGGATTCCTGTCAGGAAGATCCCAACACCTGTGGTTCTTCCACCTTTGATGAAGAAGCAGGGCTTCAAGCCTTCCAGCAATCCCAGCTTGCCACCCTGAACGCTATTGCGTCCCTGACTTCTCACAAAAAGGCCATTGAAGAACAGGAAAAGACCATGAAAGCGGCCCTGTATGATGCCATGATGAAGTTTGGGGTGAAGAAGTTTGAAAGTGATGTGCTGAACCTGACCTTGGTTGCACCAAGCAATTCCACCACTATTGATTCCGCCAAGCTGAAGAAAAAATATCCCGCTATTGCGGCGGAATGCTCCAAACCTAATCCCAAGGCCGGTTATGTGAAGATCACTCTGAAGGGTGGTGAAAAGTAATGATGAACCCTTTATGTTTTGTAACCATCACACTTCACTTTGAAATCAGAAACAGTGAAATGTATGGCGGAAATGGTTCAGTTGGGTATTCTGCTTCTTCATTTCAAGGGGTTGCCCACCCTGAACAGGCGGATGATTCCTTTGTAGAAGCCCAGCGCCGCATTACAGCCAAGCTGTTGAGTGTGCCGGTTGAAGATGTAACGGTTATCACAAAGGATGCCTATGATGCCGCCACAGAAGAACCGGAAGATGATTTTGATGATAGGGATTGGTGAAGCAGTTGGCAAGGGATGAATTTTGGGATGCGCTAAAGGAATACGCCCACCGGAACCACCAAGAACGGGTTTCCAAGAACTCTGACCGGATCGCTTATGCTATCCAGCAATTTGAAGCCCACGGGATTGAATACCAGTTGAAGAACCGGCAGACCGGCCACTTCCATTGCTGGCGGAAGTCTGATGATAAACTATTCCAGTTTTACGCTGGCACCGGCAAGATTCAGGGCCTTCAGACCCGTGGAATTCACAGCCTGATCAAGATATTGGAGGGATAAGGATGCAAAAAAGACTTACTGTGAAGGAACTGAAGGCCGCTTTGGTTGATGTTCCTGATGAACTGGAAGTTCGTTTTGGGAGTGATACAGAAGAAGCCTATGAAATCATTATTGAAATGGCAAGGCGGGTAAAGTATGAACTTCCTGATGGGCAGAAATTCGAGGACACCGGCGAAACTGGCGTGGATTACTTTGAAATCTATGGAAACGCTGTCCAGAGTGATGATTTCTGATGGCCGGTGAAAAGAATTTTGAAAACCGCCTGAAGAAGTGGTTAGAGGATGAAGGGATTTACCCTTTGGGGGAGCCGGTTAACCGTATGAGCGCCCCGCCTTGTGGGTATTGGGAAAAGCGTTGGGGTGGTGGGAGGTATGTAAAAAGCGGCCTTCCTGATATGCGGATCGTGGTGAAAGGGCTGGCCCTTGAAGTGGAACTGAAGGCCACTACCGGCACCCCTTCAGAACTGCAAAAGCGCAACATTGCCCAAATCAACAATTCCGGTTGCTTCGGCTTCATCCTGTACCCGGAAGGCTTTGAAACCTTCAAGAAAATTGTGAAAGGGGTGAAACAATGCGAGTTTCCCACAGCCGGGTTGATCTCTTTAATAGATGCCCATACAGATACCGCTTGCGATATGTGGAAGGGCTGAACACTATCCCTGATACGGAACCCGACAACGCCTTAATCCTTGGCACCGCCCTTCATACGGGCATTGAAGAAGGGGTTGAAAAGGCCCTTGACTTCTACCAGTCCAGCTTCCCAATTCTGACGGATGATCATGTGAATGAAATGATGAAGCTGGAAGCCATGATCCCCAAGGCCAAGGCCCTATTGCCACCGGGCGGAGCCTTTGAACTTCCTATTGGAAACGCTGATTTTATAGGCTTTATGGATTATCTGTGGCCCGCTGGATGGATGAACACAAGGCACCCTTCCAACTATTGGGGTGAAGATGTTCAGGTGTTTGATCTGTACGACTTCAAATATTCCAACAATGCCAAAAGCTACGCCGTTTCCGGTCAGTTGCATGAATACAAGTATTGGTATGAACTGACCCACCCCGGCCACCGGATCAGGAATATGTATTTTCTGATTGTCCCAAAGGTGAAAATCAGGCAGAAGAAAACGGAAACCATTCAGCAATTCCGGGACAGGTTGCAGGATGCTTTGAAAGACGCTGAACCATCTTTATTGCCGGTTCAGTATGACCCCATGAAAATTGTGGACTTCTTGACCGGCACAAAGCACATGGTTGAAGCCACAGATTTTCCCAAGAACCCTAACCACTTTTGCGGTTGGTGTGAATATCAAGAATACTGTGAGAAAGGATGGGATTATATGTTACTTCCCAAAAATGAACGGCGCAATCTGAACGCCACCAAGAAGAAGGTTGTCTGGCTATATGGCGCACCCTTCAGCGGCAAGACCTTCTTCGCAAACCAGTTCCCTGATCCCCTGATGCTGAACACGGATGGCAATATCAAGTTTGTGGATGCCCCCTATATCGCTATCCGGGACACGGTAACGGTGGAAGGTCGGTTGACCAAGCGGCAGTTGGCTTGGGAAGTCTTTTCCGATGCTGTGACAGAGTTGGAGAAGAAACAGAACGATTTCAAAACCATTGTGGTTGACCTTCTGGAAGATACTTATGAGGCTTGCCGGGTGTATATCTGTGACCGGCAGGGGTGGAAACATGAAAGTGATGATTCTTTCCGGGCTTGGGATATGGTAACTTCCGAATTCCTGAACACCGTCAAGCGGCTGGTCAATCTGGACTATGAAAACATCATCCTGATCAGCCATGAGGATCGGAGCCGTGACCTTACCCGCAAGAGCGGTGACAAAATCAGTTCTATCCGCCCCAATCTTCGGGAAAAGGTTGCCAACAAGGTTGCCGGTATGGTTGACCTTGTGGCCCGTATCGTGGCGGATGATAATGACCGGGTTCTTTCCTTCAAGGCTTCGGAAGTGATCTTTGGCGGTGGGCGGCTAACTGTCCACAACAAGGAAATCCCGCTGGATTATGAAGCCTTCTGTGAAGTCTACGAGGAAGCCAACCAGAAGGCCGCAGGAGCCATGAAGCACGGCGGCAATACCCCAGCTACCCCCGCACCGGAAACGGGTGACAGCGGCGAACAGAAGCCCACCAGACGGGGCAGAAAGCCCAAAGAGGAAGAAACCCCGGCCCCTAATCCTGAAGATGTGGAAGATGCTGAACGGGCGGCGGCTGGCGATCCTGATGGGACATGGACACCGGGCGGCGGTGAAGCAGATGATTCCGACCCTATGGGGCAGACGGAGCCGAAAGCCTTGCCCAAATGCCCTGATGGGGAACGGATCTTCAAGCAGTTCAACGACAGCAAGGGTGAAATCCCCCTTTGCCCCAACATTGATGCCGGCCACTGTTGCCACAAGGAAGGCGGCCCTGATGCTTGCCCCCTGTGGGATCGTCCCAAGGACACCGAACCTGCACCCAAGATGGATGTGAACCCGCCCCGGCGCACCCGGAAGAAGCGTGAACCCCATGAAGATTGACCCTTGCCCCTGTGTAATCAGCCTGAAGGATGGCTCGGTTCACACGCTGTTTGAATTCCGCCACTTCTTGGAATTGGTGGAAGATTGCATGGGCTATGATGCCGCCAAATGGTTAAGAACCCATGTAGAACAGGCGGAAAAGGCCGCTGATTATACCCAAGCCAAGGTTGATACTGACCTGACCGCTTATGAAAGCGATTTGGAAAGCAACCGCAGAGCCTTTCAGGATATTCAAGCGGAAGCCGCCGCAATTACCCAAGTTCTTCAAGGGAAGCGGGCTGATCGTCAAAAAATCGCCCATTCCGTGAGGGAAATAGGAAAGATCATTTCCAATCAACTTTAGGAGGTAAACACCATGAATGATGCGCTGAACAAGTTCAAAGCGGAAATGGAAAAGCGGGGGCTGTTCCGCAAAATTACCGTTGCCGCAAACCTGATCCCCCCCCGCCCGGCCTTAACCCGGAAGCCCTGATTGCCATTCACAAGCTGGCCGCAAAAGAAGCCCTGATCATGTATGCACAGAAGCATGATGATTTCAGTGACCTTTTGGCTGAAGCGGCCTTTGATAACCTGTTTGACACCATCCTTACGGATGATCTGTTCAAGCCGGTTGAGGGGTTCACACCTACTGACGAGGAACGGGCCAAAATGGAGGAAGCAGAGAAAACCGCTAAAGCACTTTCCGGCCTGTTCGACATTCTGAAGAACATCTAAAATTACATTTAGGAGGAAATTTATTATGGCTATCGACTTTGACAAGATTGATCGTACCGTTGATCTGAAGGGCCTTCAGGCCGATGTGGAGGATGCCAAGAAGAATGGCGGCGGGGACTTCCCCACCATTCCCGCTGGCAAGTATGAAGCCCGTGTGGAGAGCATGGAAATCAAAGGAACCAAGGCAGACCCCAACCGCCCCATGTTGGCTGTGTCCTTCAAGATTCTGTCCGGTGAGTACAAGAACCAGCGCCTTTTCATGAACCGTGTTCTGTACGGCACCAAGAATGACAAGAACATGATCGCTTCCGCTATGGGCTTCTTGGAAAAGTTGGATTCCGGGGTTCCCATCAGCTTCACCAGTTACAAGCAGTTTGCCCAACTTGTCCTTGATGTAGCGGAAGCCATTGACGGGAAGCTGGAATATGCGGTGGATTACGATGATACCCGCTTCAATTCCATCAGCATTGATGAAGTCTTTGAAGTTGAGGATTGAAAACCGGTGTGCACTTTTTTATAATCAAATTGAGCACTATATGTACTCATATTGACTTTTTTGAACCTTAATTTTCAAAAACGCCGGGGCAAGCGCCCCGGTTGGCCCCAAGGTGAAGCCTTCCCGTGGCGGGGCTGTTTTCACTGATTCACCGAAAATTCCTTCAGAAAGTGGGTGACACGATGATCTTCTATGACTTTGAGGTTTTCGCTTATGATTGGCTGGTTGTCCTGATTGACTTGAACGCCAAACAGGAAACCGTGATCATCAATGACCCTGACAAATTAAAAGGCTTCTATGAGAGCCACAAGGAAACCATTTGGGCCGGGTACAACAGCCGCCATTATGACCAATTCATTTTGAAGGGTATCTTGTGCGGGTTCAACCCAAAGAAAGTGAATGACTGGATCATCCTTGATGATAAACCCGGCTATCGGTTTTCAAGCCTGTTCAGGAACTTCCCCCTGATTAACTATGATGTGATGCCCAATCCGCCTATCAGCCTGAAGGCGCTGGAAGCCTTCATGGGGCATTCTATCAAGGAAACCACAGTTCCCTTCGATATTGACCGGCCTTTGACAGAAGCGGAGCTGGCGGAAACGGTCAAATATTGCCGCCATGATGTGGAAGAAACTGTGGAAGTATGGGTTCGCAATATTGCGGAATTCAACACCACAATGTTCTTTGTAAATCACTTTCATCTTGGAAGTAATTCTATTGGGAAAACCAAAGCCCAGCTTGCCGCAGAGATTTTGGGCGGGAATGGGAAGGGAAAATCTTTTGATGATGAATTTGACTTTCCAATTTTAGATTGCTTACGGTTGAAAAAATACCGTTTTGTGGCGGACTGGTACAAAAACCCCGTTAATCATGATTATGGGAAGGCGCAGGAGAATATAACCGTTGCCGGTGTTCCACATACCTTTGCTTGGGGCGGTGGGCACGGCGCTATTCCCAAATATCACGCCCACGGGATCTTCTTGGTGATTGATGTTACAGCCTATTACCCATCCTTGCAAAAGCAATTCAAAATTGGGTATCGGGTAATGGATCATCCTGAAAACTTTGAGTTCATCCATGATAGCAATATTGAATTCAAGCGCAAGGGAGATAAAAAAGCCCGTCAGCCATTCAAGATCATGGACAATGCTATTTCAGGGCAGATGAAGCAACCACAATCGGCACTTTACGACCCCATGAGCAACAACACCATTTGTATCAACGGCCAACTTCTGCTTCTGGATTTAGTTGAACACCTTGAACCCTATTGCAAACTTGTTCAGAACAACACAGATGGTATCATTGTCCAGCTTGCGGATTATGACCGGGATTTTGAAAAGATTGATGATGTGGTTTGGGAATGGGAGCAAAGAACCGGAATGAAGATGGACTTTGATACTTTCATGGGTGACATTTATCAGAAAGATGTAAACAACTATTTTTTGGTTGACCGGGAAACCGGGGCGGTTAAAGCCAAGGGCGCTTATGTAAAAAAACTGTCTGATCTGGATTATGACCTTCCTATTGTCAACCGGGCCATTAGTGAATACTTTTCCCACAAAACCACACCAGAGGAAACCATTATGGGGTGTGGAGATTTGCGAGATTTCCAAAAGGTTGTAAAAGTTTCCAGCAAATATGAATGTGCGCTTTACTCCCCTGTTATCACTATGGAGAAAATCAGGGACGAAAAAGGCCGTTCAAAAAATGTGAAAAGGTTCAGCGGCGGTGAAGTTCAAACTGATAAAACATTCCGTGTGTTCGCTTCAACTGACCGGAGCAAGGGCGGATTGTTCAAAGTGTCCGGTAAAGTGGTAAAGGGCCGCAAGAAAAACCCTGAAAAATTCGGGAACACCCCGGAACATTGCTTCATTATCAATGATGATGTGACAAATCTTCCCGTTCCCGATGAACTGGACAGACAGTATTACATTGATTTGGCGTGGAAGCGCCTAAAAGACTATGGAGTTGACCGGGAAGGGGGGGGGATTTGAGCCATGCAACTATTCAGAGGATATGTCCCGACAAAAGACAAACAGTGTCTTGAAAAGTTCAAGGGAAGAAAACGGTTAAACACCCTTGAAGAAGTTCAAGACCTTGACGAATACGCCGCTATTCTTGGGGATGAAACAATCCTGATTGATGTGGATAATGCGGAAACCAGTGAACTTCTATTCCATATTGTTCAGGACTTGGGCTTGAAATGCCGGGTATATGCGACCACACGGGGCAAACACTTCTATTTCCGAAACCCTGAAGGGTATGTGGAAAAAAGCTGGACAAAACAGACCTTGGCCCTTGGTATTGAAACAGATTCCAAGGTTGGGCGGAACAACAGCTATGCCATTATGCGCTTCAATGGGGTTGATCGGGAAATCATTCAGGATTGCCCGGAAGATGAAATTCAAGACCTTCCCAAGTGGTTGACCCCGGTAAAAACCAACATGAAGTTCTTGGATATGAGAGCCGGAGACGGGCGGAACCAAGCCCTGTTCAACTACATTCTAACCCTTCAAAGCGAGGACTTCACCAAGGAAGAAGCCCGTGAAACTATCCGCATGATCAACCGGTATGTGCTGGAAGATCCCCTTTCTGACCGGGAACTTGAAACAATCCTTCGGGATGATGCCTTCAAAAAGCCTATCTTCTTCAAGGATAAAACATTTCTGTTTGATAAGTTTGCGGTTTACCTGAAGAATAACAACCATATTGTGAAAATCAATAACCAGCTTCACATTTACCGGGATGGCATTTATGTTCCGGGCGCTATGGAAATTGAAGCGCAAATGATCAAGCATATCCCAAACCTAAAACGGGCGCACCGGTCAGAGGTTTTAGCTTATCTGGAAGTAATGTTTCAGACCGAGGGAGAAACCAGAGCCACCAACCCTAATATCATTGCCTTCAGCAATGGCCTTTACAATATCCGGGATGGTTCTTTCATGGACTTTACCCCGGAAATTGTGATTACCAATAAAATTCCGTGGCCCTACAACCCCGCTGCCCACAATGACCTTTTGGACTATACATTAAACCGGCTGGCTTGTAATGATCCTGAAGTCCGGGCCTTGCTGGAAGAAATGGTGGGCTATTGTCTGTACCGGCGCAATGAACTTGGCAAAGCCTTCATTCTGATTGGCGATAAGAGCAACGGCAAATCCACCTTCCTTCATGTGGTCAAAAATATGTTGGGGGATAAGAATATTGCTTCCCTTGACCTGAAAGAACTTGGGGACAGGTTCAAAACCGCTGAACTGTTCGGAAAGCTGGCGAACATTGGTGATGATATTGGGGATGAATTTATTGCCAATGCGTCTGTATTCCGCAAACTGGTAACAGGCGAACGGGTGAATGTGGAGCGGAAGGGCCAAGATCCCTTTGAATTCAATAATTATTCCAAGTTCCTGTTTAGTGCTAATGTGATCCCCCGCATGAAGGATAAGACCGGAGCCGTTCAAAGGCGCTTGGTGATTGTTCCCTTTGATGCCAAGTTTACCCCCAATGATGCAGATTTCCGCCCATTTATTAAAGATGAGTTGTGTGAACAAAGTTCAATGGAATATCTGATCCAGTTGGGCTTGAATGCCCTGAAGCGTGTTCTGACCAATGCCGCCTTTACCACTTCCAGCCGGGTTCAGGGGCAACTTGACGAGTACGAACAGAACAACAACCCCATTATTGGCTTCATTCAGGAAATCGGACTGGATGGGATCATCAATGAAGCCACTGATACAGTTTATCGGAGATATAAAGAATATTGCATTTCAAACAATTTCCAAGCCCTATCCAAAATTGAGTTTTCCCGACAAATCTGCAAACGCTGTGGCTTAACCAGTGGAGCAAAGTATATCAAGGGAAGAAAAACAAGAATTTTCGTGGAAGAAGGTGATTTATGATGGCCGGTTCTAAAAAAGTGTTCGCCACCCTTGGGAGTTCAAACCATGTGCCTGAAGAACGGGAAGCCTTTGACTACTACGCCACCGATCCCAAAGCTGTGGAAATGCTGTTGGAACTGGAACAGTTTGCCCCGGTGATTTGGGAACCGGCCTGTGGTGAAGGCCACATTTCCAAGGTGCTTCAGGCACACGGTTATCAAGTCATTTCCACCGATCTTGTTTACCGGGGCTTTGGTGATCCTGAACCGCTGGACTTCCTGAAGGAAACTTTGGATGGATTTGAAGGCGATATAATCACCAACCCGCCATATTCAACGGGGCTTGAATTTGTTCAACGGGCGCTTGAAAGCGTCCGCCCCGGTGGGAAAGTGGCAATGTTTCTGAAGGTTCAATTTTTGGAAGGACAGAAGCGGGGGGCCTTCTTTAAGAATACCCCCCCCCGTATAGTCTACATATCCCGTTCCCGTTTGGCCTGTTATAAGAACGGAGATATGAGCGTTAAGCCCGAAAGCGCCATTGCTTATGCGTGGTATGTATGGGAAAAAGGATTTACCGGTGATCCGGTGATTAAGTGGTTCAACTGAAAGGGTGGTGGAACATGAACCATCAGTATTCAAAATTCAAAAATAAAGCTATCCCCTATGCCAAAGTTGGGCGGCGGGTATTTGGAAGCCTATTCAATGCTGAAACCTTCTGTTCTGACCACGGGCTTGATGTAAATTCAGCCATTGAATATGGGGAAATCCCGGAATTGAAGAATGAGGTTCAAGAAATAGCCAAATATCAAAAAGCGGTTCTTCGGGAAGTTCTTCATCGGTTGGAAAAGCGTTGTTCTTTCCTACATGGTGAAATAACTGGATTTTCTAATTCTTTGTCTGTTTGCCACCCGCTGGATCGGGGGTATTTGGAAGATAGACTGAAAGAAGCGATTGCCAAGAGTACAGCCACCCATGAAGCAAGGGAAATGGTGTGGACGATACTTGAGGAATTGGAAAGGTTGAGTGAATGGCATGATTAAAGATAGTGGAGAACGCACCCGGTTTGATACCGGGGCGGTTCGTGATATGCACACCGGCAAGGGCCGGATGGATTTATTGCCTTGGGAAGCCTTGGTGGAGGTTTCCAAGCATTGTGAAGAAGGGGCGCTAAAGTACGGGGAACGCAACTGTGAAAAGGGCATTCCCATTCACAGCCTGATTGATTCGGCCTTCCGCCACCTTGCCAAGTACATGATGGGCATGAAGGATGAACCCCACCTTCGAGCGGCTTGCTGGAATTGCTTATTCGCCCTGTATATGGAAATCAAACACCCTGAACTTCAGGACATACCAACCAGAATGGAGGAACCGCATGAACAGGGCTGAACGGCGGAGAGCCAAGAAAGCGGGTATTCCGGTAAAGAAGGAACCCGTGGTGAATATCAAAGCCGCTGATGTTCAGAAGATCAAACAGGATGCTTCCAAAGAAGCGGCGGACAAGGCTTTTCTTCTGATGCTGGGGTTGCCGGTGATGGTGCTTCATGACAAATTCGGCTTTGGCCCGGTTCGGTGTGAACGGTTCACGGATGCTGTTCTTGAACTGTATGATAGCTTTGAAAAAGGTTATGTGTCCCTTGAAGATATTCACCTGACCCTGAAAGAAGAAACCGGGATCACTATTGTTTCAGATGGGAGGTTGAAAGATCGTGGGAACTAAACCTTGGCAAAACAGTGAAGGCTATTCCGATCCCACCGCCTATGAGGGATTGAAGCCTGTCATTCGAGAGGATGAAGAACAGCAACGGCGGTTGAACAATCTGATTTTCGTTCTGAAGTACATTATCCGCTTGGCCGGGTTTGAACTGTTGAACCGGATTGAACTGAAAGATAAGCGGAATGGGAGGGAGTTCAAATAATGGGGCCGAATAGCGATACAGGGAAAGGAACCCTGTATATTAACGGGGAACCCCTTGCGGAAGTTGGGGAAATCAAAATTCCACTGGAAGTGGAGCCGTCAGATCTTCCACCGATTCTGGCCAATGTTTCTTTCACTATCACAATGGATTGCCCCCGGTGGTTGCGGCGGAAGTTGGCGTGGTGGATTTTCAAAGCCCGGTTGAAAGACCTAATACACCGGATTTTCCACTTTTGAAAATTAACTTTCAAGAAAACGACCCCACCAAAATCCTTCAGGGGTTGGGGTTGGAACAGATATGGGACAGATGTAAAGGCTTGATCTGTTCCGGTGAAAACTATTGTAAATGCTGGCGTTTAGGTAAAGTAGAACAGATAGAACAGATGTTATATTACTTAAACTTAAAAAGTAAAAAAATATATAAGATAAGTAATATAAGAGAACTGTCCAAAGATGTGTTCTATCTGTTCTACACATTGAAAAGCCTTGATATTTCAGGAGTTTTCACAGAACAGATGTGTGAAAGGATGTGTGCTACATAGTGACTGATAAGGAACTTTCCCAGCGGGCTAAAGAATATTTTGCCCAAATCCGAAAAACTGACCGACTGATCCAGCGGTTGACAGATACAGTGAATACCCTTCGATCCGGGTTGACCAGTCAAAGCTATGAACTGAAGCCTGACAAGGTTCAGACTTCCGGGCCAAAAGACACTTTAGGGGAAACCATTGCAAAAATCATGTCCCTTGAAGATGATATTAACACCCGGATTGATGAACTTGTGACCATGAAGAAGGAAGCCTTCAGCATGATCAGCAAAGTTCCTGACCTTGACCAGCAAAATGTTCTTGTAGGCCGGTATATCCAACTGAAAAAGTGGGAAGATTTAGCCGCTGAATTTGAGTACACCACCCAATGGCTTTTTGAAATTCACGGGAAGGCTTTACTTGCTTTTGCCAAGGAAAATGCCGATTTCTTGAAAGAACCGAGTAAAGTTTAGTTTCACCTGTTGAAAGTTTAGTGTTTTTTCGGCTATCATATAAAGTGAAAAAGCGTCCGAGGGGGAACCTTCGGCGCTTTTCTTTTGATTTCAAAGGGGGTGAATACCTTGACCAAGAAGCAAAAGCGGTTTGTTGAAGAATATCTGATTGACCTGAATGCAACGCAAGCGGCAATTCGGGCCGGGTATTCACCTGATACCGCACAACAGATGGGTTCTGAAAACCTGTCAAAACCTGTGATTAAAAATGCTATTGACAAGGCTATTGCAGAGCGGAGCCGCCGAACCGGTATCAATCAAGATCGGGTGATTCAGGAAATCGCAAAATTGGCGTTTCTGAACCCCATTGATGTAATTGACATGGATGAAGCCACCATCAAAGGTGAAGCCAACCGGGATGATACCGCCTGTATTGCTTCTGTCAAAGTGAAGGTGATTCCCGGTGAAGATGGGAATATCACTGAACGAGAGGTTAAGACCTACGACAAGTTGAAGGCCCTTGAATTGTTGGGCAAACATCTTGGAATGTTTACCGACAAACTGAAAATGGAAGGGAATGTTCCCGTGGTTATCATGGGGGATGATCAACTTGAAGATTAACCCCAAGGCCAAGGTGATCCGCCTTCCTGAAGTGGTGGGCAAAGGGTACAAGACCTTTTGGAACTTCAAAGGCCGCTACCGGGTTTGTAAGGGGAGCCGTGCAAGCAAGAAATCCAAAACCACGGCCCTGAACATCATCAAGCGGATGATGCAATACCCGGAAGCTAATACCCTTGTGGTTCGCAAAGTATTCAGAACCTTAAAGGATAGCTGTTTCACAGAATTGAAGTGGGCAATCAACCGGCTTGGGGTTCAGGCTTATTGGGAAATCAAGGAAAGCCCCCTTGAAATGACCTATGTTCCCACCGGTCAGAAGATTTACTTCCGGGGCCTTGATGATCCCCTGAAGGTTACTTCCATTACGGTTGAAATTGGGTATTTGTGCTGGTGCTGGATTGAAGAAGCCTATGAAATCACCAATGAAGATGATTTCAATATGCTTGATGAAAGTATCCGTGGCGCTATCCCGGAAGAAACCGGCCTGTTCAAGCAAATTACCCTAACCTTCAACCCGTGGAATGAAAAACACTGGATCAGAAAGCGGTTCTTTGGAGAGATTACCGGCAAGGATGCCCAAGGGAACCCCACATACCGTTTCCATGATAGCTGGACTTCCCCGGATGGGCAGATTTACGCCACCACCACCAATTACCTGTGTAATGAATGGCTGGATGAAGCTGACCTGAAGGTTTTTCAGACCATGAAGGAAACCAACCCCCGGCGCTATAAAGTGGCTGGCCTTGGTGGTTGGGGCATTGTGGATGGCCTGATTTATGAGAACTGGCGGGAAGAACTGTTCAACCCGGCTGAAATCAGCGCCAAGGATGGCGTGAAATCTGCCTTCGGCCTTGATTTTGGCTATACCAATGACCCCACGGCGCTTTTCTGTGGGCTGGTGAGTACAGCAGAAAAAACCATTTGGGTTTTCGATGAACTGTATAAAAAGGCCCTGACCAACCGGGCCATTTGCGAACAAGTCACAGTGATGGGCTATGCCAAGGAACGGATTAAGGCCGATTGTGCAGAACCCAAGAGCATTGACGAATTGCGGGAAGCTGGCCTTCAGCGTATCAGAGCCGCCCGGAAGGGCAAGGACAGCGTGAACAATGGCATTCAGTACATTCAGGATTACACCATCATCATTCATCCCCGGTGTGTGAACTTCATTACTGAAATTTCAAATTACACTTGGGCTGAAGATAAGTTTGGGGCCAAGATCAATACCCCCATTGATGATTTCAACCACCTGATGGACGCTATGCGTTATGCGCTGGAAGATATGCTGGTTGGCCCCGCCTTCAGCTTCGACTAATAACAGGATAGTAACAAACATCCTCGGAAACACACGGTTTCTGGTGTTCGGTGTTCATTGCCCAATAGAAAGGAACCGCCCATGTTTGAACAACAGCACATTTTGAAGAAAATTGAACAGTGGGCGGATCGGCTTCCCTACCAGTCTTTGAAGATTGAAGTGGAACTTTCAAACCAAACGCTGACCTTGGAGAAAACCAGACAGCGCCCCATTGGATTTCAGCCCCCCCCCAAGAGAGAAAGGATGGTGATTGAATATGCCTTTGTTTACTGATACTGAAACGGCCCGGATCAATCGCCTGATCCTGATGGGCGGCAATACCGGCATGACTGAACTTCAGTTTTTCGCCGCTGAAATTGATGAATGGAAGCGGAGCCGCAAGCGGAAAGAACAGATTACCGGGGATGCCTACTATGAAGGTTTCCATGACATTCTGACCCGCAAGCGCACAATCATTGGCGAGGATGGCAAACTTCAGGAAGTTGACAACCTTCCCAACAATCGGCTGGTGGATAACCAGTTTGCTTTGATGGTGGATCAGAAAACCAACTATCTTGTGGGCAAGCCCTTTTCCCTGACTTGTAGAAACAAGACCTACTCCGAATTTCTGAACAAGGTTTTTGATAAGCGGTTCAAGCGGCTTCTGAAGTATGTGTGTGAAGATGCCCTGAAAGGCGGGATCGGCTGGTTGTACCCCTACTATGGGGATGATGGCAAACTTGCCTTCAAGCACTTCCCGGCCCATGAAATTCTTCCGTTTTGGGCTGACGATGATCATACCATCCTTGATTGTGCTGTCCGCCTTTACCCGCAAGAGGTTTGGAGCGGCTACACCAAGGAAATTGTGGAGCGGGTGGAAATCTTCAAATCAGATGGCCTTTACCGCTATGTGTATGATGGAACCACCCTGACCCCGGATGAACAGTTGGGGGAACATGAAAACTATTTCAGTGTTGACGATGGGGAAGAAACGGTTGAACTGAATTGGGAGCGGATTCCCCTGATCCCGTTCAAGTACAATAAGCAGGAAATCCCCCTGATTCGCCGTGTGAAAACCCTTCAGGACGGTATCAACACTATGATTTCCGACTTTGAAAACAATATGCAAGAGGACGCACGGAACACCATTCTGATCCTGAAGAACTATGATGGTGAAAACCTTGGGGAGTTCCGCCGCAACCTTGCAACCTTCGGAGCCGTGAAAGTTCGGGATGATGGCGGGGTGGAAACCCTGACCGTTGAAATTAACGCTGAAAACTTCAATTCCATTCTGAAACTGTTCAAGGATAAACTGATTGAAAACGCCCGTGGCTATAATGCCAAGGATGATCGCATGGGTAACAACCCCAATCAGATGAACATTCAATCCATGTATTCTGACATTGACCTTGACGCAAACGGGATGGAAACCGAGTTCCAAGCGGCCTTTGATGATCTTCTGTGGTTTATCAATCAGGATTTTGCCAACACTGGCCGGGGTGACTTCGAGGAAGAAGAAACTACCATTGTTTTCAACCGGGATATGCCGGTGAATGAAAGTGAAGCCATTGAAAACTGTGGGAAGTCCGTTGGTATTCTGTCCAATGAAACCATTGTGGCCCAGCACCCGTGGACAACGGATGTGGAATTGGAGTTGGAGCGGATCAGGAAGGAAAAGGAAGAAGCAATGGAACAGGCGCAGGATTACACCGGCGCTTTTGGGAATGTTCAGAAAGAAGATCCTGATGGTGATGAAGGCGGGGACGAATAATCCCCGCCTTCCCTATATGCCGGGGCAATAATGGGGCGGGGCCGGGGTTCACCTCCTTACCCGGTCAAAGGTGCAATTCCTTTCCCCGGCACTTTCTATGGCGTGTTAGTCAAGCGGTTAAGACACCGGCCCTTCAAGCCGGGAACACGGGTTCGACCCCCGTACACGCTACCACTTGCCGGGTTGGTGGAATGGCAGACACAGCGGATTCAAAATCCGCCGCCTTTGGCGTATGGGTTCAAGTCCCATACCCGGCACCATCTGGGAACGCTAAATAGTTGTTATGGGTTTTAGCACGGGCATGAGTTGCGGAGTGGTTATAGTGCCTGATCATTCAAGAAGGGAGCGTGACCCCGTGAAAAATGCTGACTATTGGCGGGGCCGGTTCGCCATTCTTGAAAATTCGGCCCACAAACAAGCGGATGAATACCTTCAGACACTTGAAGATATTTACCGGGAAACTGAACACACTGTTCAGCGGGATATTGAAAGCTGGTATCAGCGATTTGCAACCAATAACAATGTGACTTTGGCGGAAGCCCGGAAAATGCTGACCACCGGACAGCTTGAAGAATTCAAGTGGACGGCGGAACAGTATGTGAAAGCCGCACAGCAAGCCAACCTTTCCCCGGAATGGATTAAGAAGTTGGAAAACGCTTCAACCCGTTTCCATGTCAGCCGCCTTGAAGCAATCCAACTGCAAATTCAACAGCAGATTGAACTTCTGTATGGCAATCAGGTTGATGGGGTGGATGATCTTCTGAAGAAGCTGGTTTCCAATGGGTACACCCACGGGGCCTTTGAAATCCAAAAGGGCATTGGCCTTGGATGGGATTTCACCGCTTTGAACCAGAAGAAACTTGAAACCTTACTTTCAAAACCGTGGACAACGGACGGACGGACTTTTCGGGATCGCTGTTGGGTGAACAAGGCTGATTTGGTGGACACCGTAAACAAAGAACTGCTTCAAGGTATGTTGCGGGGTGATCCACCGGCCAAGACTATCACCGCCATTCAAAAGAAGTTCGGAACAGCCCGTTATAAGGCAAGGCGGCTGGTGCATACGGAAACCACCTATTTCAACGCTGTTTCCAAAATCCAGATGTATAAAGATTTGGGTGTGGATCAGATTGAAATTGTGGAAACGCTGGATTCCCGCACCTGTGCGGTATGTCAGCCCCTTGATGGAACGGTGATCCCGCTGGCCCAATATGAGCCGGGGGTGACTGTTCCGCCCTTCCACCCAAATTGCCGGGGAACCACTTGCCCCCATTATGACGATATGGACGGCGAAAGAGCCGCCCGCACCGCTGATGGAAAGGTGTACTATGTCCCGGCCAACATGAAATATACCGATTGGAAGAAGGCTTTTGTGGATGGTGTGAAGGATGGTTTGACGGTTGCCACCGTGGGCGCTATAATGAAGGCGAAAAGGGAATTGGAGCCGCTGAAGGCTGAAATGTTCCCTGAATACCTGACTGACAAGAAGGAACGGAAGAACACCCAAGCCCTGATTGATTATGTGAATGCGTGTGAAAACGCTGATCCTGATGTGGTTGCCCTTTATTCCAAAATGGGGGCTATGGAAAACATCAGGGCCAACGGTATTCCCATGAAGGTTTCCCACGGGAAAGGCTATGCGGTTAATTATCGCTATTATACCCGGAATGATCAGCTTGCGGATGTTGAATTGATTATTCCCAAGCTGGCAGGGGATGATCTTACCGGCCAAGTGGTTACGACCTTGCATGAGGAAATGCACCTGATGGATATGTTCAACCGGTCAGACCCGGCAAAGTATTCAGGTTGGTTCAGTTCCAGCCATGCCAAGTTAAGTTCCTTTTTCCAGAAAACCAACACTGATATTGCGGATGATATTGATTCCCTTTTTGAAGCCTTCGATAAGGAATGCAAGCGTATTACGGCGGAAATCAATGCTGAATTGAGAACCGCCACTTCCACCTTGACGGATCAATACTATGCAAGAACCATTTCTTATTCCGACTACAAAAAAGCCTTCAATAAGCTAAAGCGTGAAGCAAGTGAACAAATTGATTATCAATGCCGAAACGCTATGGGCGGCGGTATCAGTTCCCTTGAAGATATTTACGATGCCCTTTCCGGTGGTTCGGCCCGTGATGCTGGCCTTGTGCGATATGGTCACGGTTCCAAATATTACCGGGATATTGGGAAACGAGCGGAAGAAACCCTTGCCAATTATGGCGCTTTGTCGGTTGTCCGTCCTGACCTGATAGAAATGCTTCGTAAGGATAAACCGGAGTTGGTAGAAGCCTTGGAAGAAGTTATTCAGGATATGTTAAAGAAAGCGGGTGGTTAATATGACACGGGAAGAAAAGCTGATGAAGGTTCATGCGCTGTTGGCTGAAGTTTCTGATGTTCTGGTTGACCGCTTCTTTGATGCGGACAGTGAAGAACTTCTTGATGAAAAAATTGAAGTTCTTACTGCTTTGAAGGATGGGAAACCGCCTGACCAAATCCCCAATTATTATTCTGTTCTTGAAAACTTCAGCCCGGATCAGCATTGGGACTGATCCACAATATTGTTGATTGAACCACCCCGGCCTTCGGGCCGGTGGTGGTTTTTTCATACCTATTCGCCGTTTCCCGGTTGTGGGCGGAAAACAGAGCCGGGGGAAATCGTGGTTCCTGACCCACGGTAAAAAAGGATTTTATGATGGAGGTATCACACTATGACGAAAGAAAAGCTGATGGAGTGGGGCTTGACCGAGGAACAGGCCAACAAGGTTATGGAAGGGCTGAATGGTTCCTTTGTAACCAAGAGCCGGTTCAATGAGGTGAACGAGGAAAACAAGACCCTGAAAGCCCAAGTTTCTGAACGGGATGGGCAGATTGAAACCCTGAAGAAATCCGCTGGTGATAACACGGAACTTCAGAACCAGATCACCGCCCTTCAGGAAGCGAACAAGCAGAAGGACAAGGATCACGCCAATGAAATCAAGGCCCTGAAGATCAGCAATGCCGTTGATGTGGCCCTGACCAATGCCAAGGCCAAAAACAACACCGCTGTAAAGGCGCTGTTGGCCGCATTCTTGGAGAAGGCGGAACTGGCCGATGATGGCACGGTGAAAGGGCTGGATGATGAAATTGGCAAGCTGACCAAGGGTGAGGACACGGCTTTTCTGTTCGACACCAGCGGCAAGGCCAAGTTTAAGGGAGCCAAAGCCGCTGAAAAGAGTGATCCCCACAATCAGCCCACCGGGGATGACCTTTCCAAAATGTCCTATGACGAACTGTGCAAGTACATGGAGGAAAACCCGGATGCGGTTTTGGAGTAACCCACACAATTTGACTACACAGAAAGGAAGTTTGAACGATGGCTAACAGCAAGTTTGATGCAAAGTCTTTCAACCCTGAAGCGTTTAAGTACATGGTTGGCCGTGTGCCTAACCTGACCCTGAACGCCCTGAAGAAGTCCCGTGCGCTGGCCGGGAACCCTGATATTCGGGCGGTGTTCACCAGTCAGAATGGCACCGGCTATGCCCGTCTTGCCATGCGTGGCCTTCTGGATGGGGATGCGGTGAACTATGACGGTGAAACCGACATTACCGCCACTTCCACCAAGACCTTTGAACAGGGCATGGTGGTTGTTGGCCGTGCCAAGGCATGGACTGAAAAGGACTTCAGCTATGACATTACGGGCGGCGTGGACTTCATGGGCAATGTGTCCGCACAGGTTGCGGAGTACAAGGATACCTTGGATCAGAAAACCCTTCTTTCCATCCTGAAGGGTGTTTTTGCCATGCCCACCACCGATGCCAAGAACAAGGAGTTTGTGGAGAAGCACAGCACCACGATTTATGCCCCTATGAGCGCCACCACCCTGAACAGCGCCGTGAACAAGGCTTGTGGAGCCAATAAGCAGAAGTTTTCTTTGGTGTTCATGCACAGTGATGTTGCCACCAACCTTGAAAACATGAAGCTGTTGGAGTTCATGAAACAGACGGACGGGGACGGCATTCAGAAGGATTTGACCCTTGCCACTTGGAATGGCCGCACTGTGGTTGTGGACGATGATCTTCCCGCCGTGACCGGCTATGCCGATGCTGAAGCGGACACCCCCGGCGCTTTGGTGATCAAGGCTTCCGGTGCTTCCGGTGCTTCTGAAATTGATCTTGCCAAGGCAACCCCCTACTTTGGCACCCGTACCCTTGCCGCTGATATGTATGTGGTTCCCGCTACGCAGTACACCACCTTCATCATGGGCAACGGTGCTATCTCCTATGAAGATATTGGGGCCAAGGTTCCTTATGAAATGGCCCGTGACCCCAAGACCAACGGCGGTGTTGATACCCTGTATATGCGTCAGCGCAAGGTGTTCAGCCCCTATGGTATCAGCTATGAGAAGAAAAGTCAGACCAAGCTGTCCCCCACGGACACGGACTTGGAGAATGGGCAGAACTGGACGCTGGTTCACAGCGGGGAAAGCACTGCTTCCCAGCGCACCTATATCAACCACAAGGCCATTCCCATTGCCCGGATTCAGTCTTTGGGCTGATGGAATGGCGGTGATTCCCGTTGCGTGAACAGGTTATTGCAATGCTTACGGCCCTTGGCGTAACGGGGGCCGCTGAAGATCCCCTGTTGGATATTGTGATCAGCAATGTTCAATACAGGGTTCAAAACAAAACCAACCGAAAGGATATGCCTGAAGGGTTGGTGAGTGTGGCCGTCTATATGGCGGTTGGCGAATACCTGAACATGAAGAAGGTTTCCGGGCAGTTGGAAGGGTTTGACCTTGAAGCGGCAATCAAGCAAATTCAGGAAGGCGATACCAACACGGTTTTTGCCATTGGGGATGGGAATTTGACCCCTGAACAGCGGTTGAACAGTCTGATTGACTACCTGACCAATGGGCGGAGCCGTGAACTTTACCGATTCAGGAAGTTTGTATGGTAAACGCCCACAGAAAAGCCCTTGAACGGTTGTGGAAGGATCGGTGTTCTATTTTCGTAAAAGAGAAAGTCACCGATCCAACCACACACCTGACTGACTTTGAAGAAAAGCCGCTTCTTCAGGATCAGCCCTGTAAATTGTCCTTTGAAACCTTAACTTCAAGTTCCGGTGATCCCGTGGCCGCTGTTGCCCAAACTGTGAAGCTGTTCTTGTCCCCTGATGTGGAAATCCCCGCTGGCTGTAAAATCGTTGTGACACGGTTCAACAATCTTGAACGGAAGTTCACCTATTCTAAAAGCGGTGAAGCCGGGGTTTTCACCAACCATCAAGAAATCCAGTTGGAGCCGTGGAAGGGGTATGCCTGATGGCTAAATGGGGCAAATGCGATTTCAAGCAACTGGAACGGCTGAATAAGAACATGGAAAAGCTGATGGGGGCGGATTTGGACAGGTTTTGCCGCCAAGCCGCCCAAGAGTTGGCGGGGCGCTTGCTGAATAAGGTTGTGAAGCGGACACCTGTTGTATATGGCACCTTGCGGGATGCGTGGGCGGTAATGCCTGTGGGCCACAGGGGAACCCATTACACAGTTGTTGTGCTGAATAACCTTCAGTATGCGTCCTATGTTGAATACGGCCACCGGCAACAGCCGGGGCGGTTCATCCCCGGTTATTGGGAAAGTGACCGCTTTGTTTATGATCCCGATGCGGAAGGCGGGATGGTGCTGAAGAAAAATTGGGTAAAGGGGCGCTATATGCTGACCATTTCCACACAAGAACTGGAACAGCAAGCGCCTAAAATTCTGGAAAAGAAGTTGTATTTGTTCCTGAAGGGGTGTTTCGATGCTTAATGAGATTATCAAAGGAATTTCAATGGCACTGAACGCCGCCTTTGGGGATGGGTATGAAATCTATCAGAATGATGTGGAACAGGGTTTGAAAGAACCCTGTTTTTTGATTGCCGTTTTACAACCGGAAATCACGCCCATGCTTGGGCGGCGCTTTATCAAGAGGAACCCATTTGACATTCAGTATTTTCCGACCAACCCCCGCAATAATGCGGAGATGTTCACCGTTGCGGAAACGATGATGGAAGCCTTGGACTTCATCACGCTTCCCAGCGGTGATCTTCTTCATGGAACCAGCGTGAATTATGAGATTGTGGACAATGTACTTCATTTCTTTGTGAACTATAACTTGCCCATGATCCGCCCCGCTGAAGAAACCTATATGGAAACCTTGGAAACCGAGGTTGGAACCATTGGAGGGGATTAAAAATGCCTACGACCAAAACCAGAAAGCCCAAGACAGCGGAAGCGGCCCCGCCTGTTTCCAATGTCCCGGTTTTCACCAAAAGAAATATCCTGACCTTCCAGCGATACGCCAAGCGGCGTGATCTTCTGTCCGTTTTGCTGGAAGATGGAAAGGAATACACGATGGAGCAGGTGGACAGCTTGCTTCAAAACTTTTTCAAGAAAGGCAAGGTGAATTGATATGGCCCTTGGCGGCGGCACTTTTTTGACGCAGAACAAGATTCTGCCCGGTGCATATATCAACTTCATTTCGGTTGCGAATGCAAGCGCCACCCTCTCTGATCGTGGTATTGCGACCATCCCCCTTGAAATGAATTGGGGGCCTGAAGGTGAGGTTATCACCGTTGAACTTGGGGAGTTCCAGAAGAATTCCCAAAAGATTTTCGGCTATGCGTACACGGCGGACGAACTGAAGCCCATGCGTGAGATTTTCAAACACGCCCAAACGGTTCACTTCTTCCGCCTGAATTCCAGCGGCGCAAAGGCCGCTTGCACTTATGCAACGGCCAAATACCCCGGCACCCGTGGGAATGACCTTCGTATTGTCATTGAGGAAAATGAAAACAGTCAGCCGGAAAGCAAACTGTATGATGTTTCCACTTTCCTTGGCACTGTCCAAGTGGATCAGCAGAAGGCCATTTCTAAAATGACTGACCTGAAGCCCAATGATTATGTGGACTTCAAAACAGAAGGAAGCCTTGCTGTGACTGCTTCCACCCCCCTTACCAGCGGCACCAATGGGAGTGTGGAGGATGCGGCTTATCAAACCTATCTGGATAAGATGGAAGCCTATACCTTCAACGCTATGGGTTGCCCCACCAACAAATCCACCATTGCTGAACTGTTTTCTGCCTTCTGTAAGCGGATGCGGGATGATGTGGGCAAGAAGTTTCAGGTGGTATGCTTCCGCAAGCTGGCCGACTATGAAGGTACCGTGAGTGTGAAGAACACCATTGTTGGTGAAACCGATGATCCCGCCCTGATCCCGTGGGCAACCGGCGTGATTGCGGGAACCGCCGTGAATAAGTCCGCAACCAATATGGACTATGACGGGGAATATCAGATTGATACTGATTATACCCAAAGCGAATTGGAAGCCGGTATTCTGGAAGGTTCGTTCATGTTCCATCTGGTGGATGAAAAGGTTGTGGTTTTGGAGGATATTAACACCTTCATTTCCGTGACGGATGAAAAGTCCGGGGACTTTTCCAGCAATCAGACAATCCGGGTTCTGGATCAGATTGCCAATGATATTGCTGTTCTGTTCGGCAAGAAGTACCTTGGCAAAGTTCCCAATGACGCTTCCGGGCGGATCAGCCTGTGGAACGATATTGTGAAGCACCATCAGGAGCTTCAGAATATCCGGGCTATTGAGAACTTCTCCAGCGATAATGTGACGGTTGCCCAAGGCGATACCAAGAAGGCCGTTGTGGTGACGGACTATGTTACCCCGGTCAACGCTATGGCCCAGCTTTATATGACTGTCTATGTCCAGTAAGAAAGGGGTGTAAGAGTATATGGCAACTGTAATGCAAGCCAAGGACGCAGTTTCCGCTTCTTTGGCCGAATGCTTTGTAACCATTGGGGATAACCGTTACAATTTCATGCAGGCTATCAACCTTGAAGCCAACTTTGAGAAGAATAAGACGGAAATCCCCATTTTGGGCAAGACCGGCAAGGGTAACAAATCCACCGGTTGGAGTGGTACGGGTTCCGCAACCTTCCACTATAACACCAGCATTTTCCGCCAAATGATGAAGCAGTACAAGGACACCGGCGAGGATGTCTATTTTGACATTCAAGTGACCAATGAAGATCCCACTTCTTCTGTGGGCCGTCAAACCGTGATCCTGAAGGATTGCAACATTGATGGCGGCATTCTTACCAAGTTTGACGCTGATGCGGAATACTTGGATGAAGATATGGACTTCACTTTTGAGGATTTCGAGATGCCGGAAGCCTTTACCCTGCTTGCGGGAATGGAGTAACATTGCCAAAACCCGCCCCATTTTGATAATGTGGGCGGGTTTTTCTTTTTTCAATTTCAAAATAGGAGGATTTTAACAATGAGTTTGTCTGCTTTTCTGGCTGAAAATGCCCTGTCCGTTGAGAATGTGAAGTTTGTTGCTTCCAAGCGGTTTTTGTCTGATGAATTGGACGATAAGGGCAAGCGGAAGCCTATGGAATGGGAGATCAAGGCCATTACCGGCACCGAGGATGAAGCCCTTCGGAAGTCCTGTGCCAAGCGGTTTCCCGTTCCCGGCAAGAAAAACCAGTATCAGAAGGAAACCGACTATGATCTGTACCTTGGCAAGCTGGCTGTGGCCTGTACGGTGTTCCCCAACCTGAATGACAAGGAACTTCAGGACAGCTATAAGGTGATGGGCGCTGAAGCCCTTCTGAAAACCATGCTGACCCCCGGCGAGTATGCCGATTACCTGACCAAAGTTCAGGAGGTTTGCGGGTTTGAAACCACCCTTCAGGATGAGGTGGACGAGGCAAAAAACTAATTGAAGAAGGTGATGGTGAAGCAAATATCGCTTACTATTGCCTTCACGAACTGCATTTGACACCATCTGCTTTTCTGGACTTGCCCCGGAAAGAACGGGCCTTCATTATTGCGGCCATTGATATTCGGGTGGAGCGGGAAAAGAAGAAACAGAAAGAAATTGAACGGAAACAGCGCCGGGGCCGCAGAAAGTAACTGTTGGCCCCGGCCCTCTGCTATGGAAAGAAGGTGAACCCCTATTGGCAACCATTAGAACGGCAATCGCCCTATATGACGGTGTTACTGCCCCGCTGAAGTCCATGCACAAGGCTATGAACATTGTGCTGAACAGCTTTGAAGCCATGCAACGGGCTTCTGGTAATTCTGTGGACACTTCAGCCATTCGGGAAGCCCGTGAAGAACTGGCAAGAGCCGGGGCCGCCTTCGATTCCATTGAAGAAAATATTCGGAATGCTGGCAACCAGCAAGACCGCTTCAACAGGCGGATCAGGGACGGCACCACCGCCGCTGATGGCCTTTGGAGCAAGCTAAAAGGCATTGCGGCCACCGTGGGTGGGTTGGCGGCTGTAAAGAAAATTCTTGGGGTTTCTGACCAGCTTACCAGCACAAATGCCCGGTTGAATAACGCCATGATCAACTTTGATGATGGCGGTTCCCTTACTGACCTTGAAAAAAAGGTAATGGCTTCGGCGCAACGATCCAGAACTTCCTATATGGATGCCGCTTCTTCCATTGCAAAATTGGGCCTAAATGCCCGTGATGCGTTTGGAAGTATGGATGAAGTGATTGCCTTCCAAGAACTGATTAACAAACAGTTTATTATTGGCGGTGCGAGTGTTCAGGAACAGCAAGCCGCCATGATCCAGCTTACCCAAGCAATGGCTTCCGGTGTGCTTCGTGGTGAAGAACTAAACAGCGTATTTGAACAGGCCCCCGGAATTATTCAGAGTATAGCAGATTACTTGGATGTTTCCATTGGTGAAATCCGGGCTATGGCCGCAGAAGGTCAACTGACCGCCGATGTAGTGAAAAATGCCATGTTTGCGGCGGCGGATGATATTGAAACCAAGTTTTCAAATATGCCCAAAACTTGGGGGCAAATTTGGATCGGGATGAAGAACAAGGCCCTGTCTATCTTCAATCCTATTCTGAACAAGGTAAATCAAGTTGCTAATAGCGAAAAGTTCACCCAAGTAACGAATGGAGTTATCAACGGCCTTGCCGGGATCGCTTCTGTTGCAACGGTGGTGCTTGACCTTCTGATTGGCGGTGCCGCTTTGGTGGTGGATAATTGGTCATGGCTTGCCCCTATTGTTGGCGGTGTTGCAACGGCTTTTCTTGTTTTGAATGGAGCCATGCTTGCCTATAAAACAGTGACCGGCATTGTGAATGCGCTGGAAACCGTAAAGGCCGCAAGACTGGCTATGACTACCG